CCAGTCGTACCTTGAGTACCTTGTGCTCCAGCAACACCAACTGCACCATCTAGGTTTACAGACCATGATGAGTATGTTCCAGAACCAATAAACTTAACTTTTTCAAAAACTAAAGTTCCAGCACTGTATGAAGAAACAATACCGTATTGAATATTTGATACGTCGTATGCAACGACAATGTCTTGACCTACTGAATAATCTAAAACAGTTGAGGCAGTAGTAATTGTTTGGCTACCACTTGCACCTAATGTAAATGATGTTGTGGATGTAGAAGAGTAAGTATCTCCCTGTCCACCTTGCGCACCTGTTGTTCCTTGCGCTCCAGTAGTACCTGTGGTTCCTTGACTTCCTGTAGTTCCTGTTGCACCCTGTGCACCAGTTGTACCTGTGGTTCCTTGAGCACCAGTTGAACCTATAGCGCCTTGTGTACCTGTTGTACCTTGTGAGCCTGTAGTACCAGTTGTTCCTTGAGAACCTGTGGTTCCCTGTGAGCCTGTAGTTCCCTGACTACCTGTAGTACCCTGCGCTCCGTCTGCACCAATGTAACCTGCAGTACCTTGCGCACCAGTGGTTCCTTGTGAACCTGTGGTTCCTTGTGAACCTGTGGTTCCTTGAGTTCCAATAGTTCCTTGTGAACCTGTTGTTCCTTGAGAACCTGTGTTACCAGTATTTCCTTGTGTACCTGTTGTTCCCTGGCTACCTGTTGTTCCAGTAGTTCCTTGAGAACCAGTAGTACCTGTTGTGCCTTGAGAACCTGTTGCGCCTTGTGCACCCGTGCTTGTGTTAATCCAAGCAGTGCCATTCCATGAGCGAAGGTAACCAAGTGCTGTATCAAAATAAATTTGACCCACAACTGGTGAGGCGGGTGCCGACGCTAAGTTTTGAACTCGTGCATTTTGAAGTTCTAACTTGTTAAGGTCTATAGGTGTAAGAAATTTTCTTGCCATTACGGTCTCTCCTTAAAGAGTTGAATAATTAGGATAAATACGCTTTACCACTAAATGCTGCTGAAAACGTGACCGTAAGGGAGACCGTATTAGTGTATGTAATTTCGCCTTCATAAATGGTACCACCCGAATCTACAACTGTAAGGTTAGGATAAAAACCTAAATTATGATTTATTGTCCAGGTAGCACTTGCCACTCCCTGGGTGTGGATATAGGCAACTCTGCCTACCGTAAAGTACTTGTTGGTAACACCTTCTGGTAAATCATCTGTTGTATCTAAAGCGGCTCCAGCAATAAGGTTTTCTACAGTTTGAAGGCTTACTCCAGTACCTTGTGAACCTGTAGTTCCTTGAACACCCTGGACACCTTGTGCACCACGTGCACCACCTTGTCCAGGGATAACAATAATTCCTTGTGCAGCACAACTACAGGTTCCTACGCATCCACAGGCCATTGAGTAATTAGATATTCTTGCCATTAATCAGTCACCTGTCTTGTGCAAAATACTGCACCTCGTAAATATGTTTGTTGATAACTTGGGTCAGCATCAAGTGTTGCTTGAATATCCCAGAAAGAACGTTCTGGAAGTGAGTTAGTTTGTGTTGGTGTTAGGGTAAGTTTTACTTTGTCAGTAGAAATTAACTCTGTAGTAAATGTAGCAAGTACTGTTGGTGCACCATAATTCAAACGAATTTCTGAAGCAAAAGTGTAGTCATTAACATCAAATGGAAAATCAAAAGTTATTTCAAAAGAATCGCCTTCGTACATAACTAAATCGTATGTAGGTACATCTGATGGAGAAATTCCACTTCCATAACTTGGTCTTGGTATAAGTGCACGTTGAGGCATAGAACGGTCATCAACTTCTTGTGGAAGATAAACTGGTACATAACGATTAGTAGTTTTAGATGTACGGCGCAAAGTAAACACATCAATCTTGTACATACCAATACCAAGCATTGAACAGAGTTCCTTGTATTGGGCTTTGCGTTCTTCAATCATTTGCATCAACTGACGGTAACGTTCAGAGCGAGGAATCTGAACTCCATCAGGAGCAGTAATATCAATATCAAAAGATGCATCTGTGGCTAATGTGTAGAGCGCCAAAGTAGATGCATAAACAACTACTGGGTATTCTTCAATACCTGGAATAGAAGAGTATGTGTAACCACGACCATAAGGGTCTGCATGGTTAGCAATGTGTTGTCCAAATGCTGTGTCTATAAACTGGCAAATTTCCGCATCAACAAAATAACGAAAATAAACTCCTGAAAACACCAGAACAGCGCCTGCTTGAGGGATATCGTCAAAAGTTACAAATCCTGTAAGTTCTTCAACAGTTGCATCAGCAGAAGTATCTACGTTATCTACATAGACCAAAAGAGCCTCTCCATCAATAGGAGAATATGGAATTAAGTAACGGTCAGTAACACCGTCTGCTATTACTTGGTAGACAAAAGATTTACCTGTGTCGCCAATTTCAAAGCGAAGACGGTCTCCAAGACTCGTAAGTGTTGCCACGTTACCTCCGTAAATTTCTCGTCATATCATCCCGCATTATTTCAAAATTAAAAGGTCCAACCCCCATCTGGGAGGAGGGCGGGAACCAGATGAGGGTCGGACTACTGTAGACGTGCTAACTTTTTAGTTAGGACGCCAAATGTATCCAAGTTGTTCTAGATATGCTGCAAGACCTGATGGAACACGGTACTTAACACCTGCTTTAAAAGTGTAAGAGTTTCCGACTCCATAAGTCATTTCTTCGATGTCTGTAATTGTGCGAATGATTACTGAATCATTTGCAACTGTAACTCCAACATCTTCAATATCATCTAGTACAAGTGGAGTCTCTGGATTCTTCGGGTCGAAGATATCGTTCTCAAGACTCTCTGCCTCAATCTGCGCAGCAATAGAGATTTCATCTTTACGTTTGCGTAATTCTGCTTGATTTGCTTTTGCTGCTTTTTCTGCTGCTAGACCAGTTGCATCTAGCGGACTTGTTGGTTTATTTGCCACGGTGTATTTCTCCTAAAATAGTTTGTTTAATTGTGATGATTGGGGGCCCAGGAAGGAGTAGGGCCCCCAAACATCGGTGTCTTAGTTTGTGTAAACCTTGACGATAGCCTGGTCGGTGATAACACCGAGACCCCAGATTGCGTACCATGCAAGAGCGTGCTCACGACCGAAGTCAAGAACGCCACCATCACGAAGTTCAACTGGGAGAGAGATTGCGTGACCAAATGCATTGTCACCAATCATGATTGATTCGTAAACATCAGCAGAGTTGCCTGATGCTGCTGTTAGATAACCTGCTTCTGCAGTGTAATCTGCAGAGTTTGGGTTTCCGCCTGAACCTGGGTTGGTGTTAGCCTTAACAGGAACAACACCTTGGTCTGCTGGAGCACCAACAAGAGTTGATGTTGTGTATGAACCTGATGCAGCCAACTTCTTAACCTGTGTTGTTTCGATGAATACTACGTCGTAAAGACGACCGATTTCACCTAGCATGAAGTTACCTGGAGCAGCGTACTTAGTTACTTCGATGAACTCTGGGTTTGAACGAAGGTCTCTAGATTGCTTTGGGTGTACAAACTGTACGTATGTCTCACCTAAGCGAGGGATGTTCTTACCAGCAAGGGTAAGAGCAGCATCCTTGATTGCACCTGTTGTTAACTTGTGGTTACCATCAAGTGAAGCGATTGAAGTTCCGACTGAACCTTCATCGTAGTTAGTAAATGCGCCACCTGTGATGCCTGTACGGTCGTAACCAAAGACAGCAGAAGTTGCAGCAGAAAGTGTGTTACGAGCCTGTACATCTAAGTACTGAGCCATGTGACGACCAAGAAGACGTGAGGCTGATGCCATTACATCGTCGAATGATGCGTTCAAAAGAAGTTCAGAAACTGCTACTGCGTAGCCGTGTTCTGCAACTGTAATAGCAATCTGCTCTGCAGTAAGAGCGTTCGTTGTCATACGAACACCTTCTGTTAGAGGAGATGGGTCTACAGCAAAGTTCTTGTAACGTAGAAAGTTCACACGAAGACCAGGTGCTACACCTAGTTCAGTCTTCTTAACTGCAAACTGTTCGAAACGAAGAATTGGCATTGCTTGGAACAAGATTTCCTTGCTCCAGATTGTTTGAATTGCTTGGTTCAAAGATGAGTTTGAACCTGAGTAAGCGGTTGGGGCTCCTGCGAGTTGCCCAGTACCTGTAATTGCACTTGCCATTTAGGTCAAGTCCTTTCGTAGTTGTTGAGGGGGGATTAACCGAACAGTCCCTGACCACGGTTGCTGGCTGCAGTGCCAAGTAATTTGGCTCTTTGTTTCGAGTATTCTGCCAATGACATATCCCTGATTGACTCAGGTGAGTACGATTGTTGTTCCGAATTGTTATCGAGGGGTCCTGATGCTGGAGCGGTTACACGTGCTCCAACCATTTGCTGCTTTGCATTAGCAGTCGCTTGCTGAACATCTTGCATAATTCCTGCAGACTTGTCCTTAAGCGTTGCAATGCTCTGCTCAATTTCTTCTTGTGTATTACCACTAACAAGGTCAATGAGTTGAGGGACGATAGTGTCACGCTCTTGCTCAATACGTTGTGCACGGTAAGACATTAAATCTTGAAACTGACGTTCTCTGTCAAGGAGGGCAAAAGCCTTTTCTCTCTCAAGACGTTCAGCATCTAATTGAGACTGAAATTCTTGCTCCTTCTTAGAAAGGAGTTCCTTGAAAGTTAGTTCTTGTTCTTCTTCTTGCTTCTTCTTTGCGGCACGTTCAGCGTTTTTAGTAATACGCTCTGCTTCACGTTGCTCTTCTTTAGAAGCAAGGTCTTCTGCAAGAGCCTTAGCCTTTGCTAATTCTTCTTGCATTTTTTCCATCTGAGGGTACAACTTTTGCTTTTCTTGTGCACGGGCCTTTGCAATATCCTCTGCAGTAAAAGCAGTCACTGTTGTATTACTCATTTCTGAAATTTCAGCAACTGGTGCTGGAGTCTCAATTACTTGGTTTTCTTCCATTGTAATCACTTATCTTTCTTATGTCGTTGTCCGAATGCCTTACGGCGTGCCACTTGGTTTTAATGAGATAATTGCATTACATTTTAACGCATTTGTCTCATTATATTCTGATAATTATCAGAAATCTTTTATTCCTTGTCTACCGCTCTCCTTTGTGGAATTTTAGTTCCATAGGCGTCAGTAACAAGTTTATTTCGTATCTCTGCTTCAGCCATCTTTTGAGTGCCCATCATCTCTTGGTTAGCAGGGTCTTCAACATTTTCTTTTGTTTTGGCACCAGACATACCGTCTCCCAAAACATCTCCATCACCCATAGGTGTTGGCTCCATCGGCATTGCAGAATTTCCATCAGGTCCTGGCATCATGCCAGTCATATCCATAATGGCTTTCTGAATTTGAATCTTTATCAATTGAAGGGCACCGTCTGCTTGTGCATCAGACATAAGTTCTTCACGAATCTCGTTTAACTTCTCTTCTGGGAATTCTTCACCAAGTTGACGCAATGCACCTTCTTTAGACTCAAGGCCCATTCCAAGTTTAGTTTGAATTTCATTCAAAACAATTAACTTGTCTAGAGGAAGTGGTTGAGGGAACTGTGCATAGTTTTGATAAGAAATAGGGTCATTAGGGTCAAGTTGTGGGTATTGACCTTCTTTAATAGGACCATCTACGTCTGGGTTGTAAAGCATTGTTTCTGGTTCTTTAAAGAACAGTGTACGTAGAGCAAGTTCGTTAATTTTCTCTAAGCCCTTGCCGTACTGTGAAGTCTTCTGTGCCCAACGGTTCATCAATGGCTGATACTGAATTGAAAGCGCAACGCCAGATGTGTTGGAGATAGGTTGAACTTGACCCAGTGCGGTTTCTGGGATGTTCATAATTTCGTGCATTGAACGCTTCAAGAGTTCTAGGTATGAAAGCGCACCTTGAATTCCTGCAGCACCTCCCTCAAGGTTGAAGACTTGAGCATCTTTTGGAAGACCGCCCCAAACCTTCTTTGCACCTTTTTCAAGATTAGAGGCTTTTGCACCAACAATAACTGTCACAGGGGAAGCGTGATAGTTAATGATGTCTGCAATGTCGGTTGATATCTCATTGTAAGAGCGATTTAGTGTGATGATGTCGTGTGCGTCTGCGAGACCCCACGGTGAACCTGAAACAGGAACGTTAGGTATGTGCACCACTGGAATAAGACCAAGTGGATTTGGACGAGAATCAATCAATTCATCATTGATATATTCTTCAATTGTGTCGTCAGTAAGAATTTCGGTGTAAGTAAATACTTGTCTAGTACCTTCTAGAGATGTTCCCCAGAAACGATATTTTTGTTTAAAACGAAGAAGGCGTGTTCTATCATGTGGGTGGAACTCAGGAAAACAAAAGGAAGAGTTCATTGGAAGAAGGCGAACACGACCTGGATGGTTTGCCCCTGATGAATCTTTCCATGCTTCTTCGTATGCAATCTTTACAAATACATCTCCAGTAATTCCGCCCTGTTGTGCCATTTCAAGAAGTACACGCATCTTGTCGTTGTCTACTTCCCAAATACGCTCTAAGCGGTCTGGAACAATTGCTTCTGTTGCTTTAGGGGAACGGAAGTGAATACCCTTACCAAATACAAAGCGTGCTAAAAAGTCATTGAATGCACGGTAGTAGTTAACTGTAAGTTGCATTTCGCCAGATTCACGGCGGTAGCCCCAGTGATGACCAAGGTACATTGCCCAGTTAAGTGAGTAGCGATTAAGGCGTGGACCATGTACTTCAAACTCTTCGTCAGCAAGTTCAACTAAACCAAGTGGTGAAACCGAAATGGTTAAGTCTGATGATGCAGCCCTGTATGACGGAGGACTGAAGTCCATAAATGACATTACTTCTTGCCTTTATCCTTCTTAGAAGACTTTTTTTCTGTTTTATTTTTATCAGTCTTACTTCTTTTTTCTAACTTTTCTCTTTCATGTTTCTTTTTTGCAATATTCATTTTACGGTCTGCTTCTGTAGTTTCGATGAAACGACCACCATGTTCTACATAAGTCTTATGAACCCAGTGCGATGCACCTGGGTTTGGATAGTTGGAGTATTTTGCTTTTGCTTGCGCAACAATCATCGCCCACATTTTTGGGTTTGCTGGTTTACTCGCCATACTATCTCCTCTCTATAACCCGATAGACCCCCACACTAATGTGGGGGTTATCAGATGTCTGGCTAAATTAGTCGTTTACGACTGTTGCTGATTGACGCTGTGTACGTCCACCAGAACGAACAACTGTCTCAATTGTCTGAGCAGCGTAATCGTTGTGTGTTCCGTGTGCGAACTCACCTAAGAATGTTGGTGCTTCTACCCATGAAGCAGAACCCACGTGGGCACGCTCTGCAAGAGTTTCAGCAGCAGGCTTCTCAAATACGTTTGCATTACGGTTAGGGCGTCCTGCTGCAGGAATGTAACCCTGCATCATGCCCTTCTGGAAATCGTTTGGCACATCTGTGTCAGTTGCGATTCCTTCTTCAAAGCGAAGTGGACCACGACGTGTTGCGTTGTCTGCGCCCTTTACTTCGTAGTTCTGGGGTGCACGCTCTGGAAATTGAGGTGCTGGTGATATACTCATTTTTACTCCTTAAGGATAAATAGGAAGGCCATTCCAGGTAAAAGTTTCCTACCTTTTAGACCCTTTATGTTGCTGAACTAGAAAAAAGGATTAGAAGACGCTAAAACTTCGGGCATAACTAAAGACTCTGTTAAAGAACAGGCTATTGATAAAGAGTCCACAAAGTCATCATGTGCATAGGCTTCATCGGGGGCTGCTACAAGAAAGTTAGGACCTTTGTACTGTACTTCTGCATCCGTCATTTGTTGTACGAATCTCTTCCATGTGCGTAATCTGCGTGTTTTTGCATGGGCGGGCCAAGAAATCATTTCTCTTTGAATTAACGCTTGTAAATGTTTCCAACGTTTTGATTGTTCAGAAGGAGAGGATGTAAGCGGACTAACCTCTGCTCTTGGCATAAGGAGTTTTAAACGTTGTGCAACAGCATCGCCAACACCGTTAGCGTCAACACCAATAGCAAGAACGTCATAGTTTTCTAGAAAATTAACAATTTGAAAGTATTGTTCTTCCCAATCGTCTCCTTGAATTTCTAGCCAGTTAAGTACACGGTGTTCAAAATACCCAAACTCATCTGGTCTATCCCAGTCAACCCACACAACAGTTACAACCGTACTGTCAGTTTTACGTGCAGGGTCAATACCGACTACACAAGGAGTCTTGTGCCAAGACTTAACTAACTCTGAAGATGTGTCCCCCAGTTTGTCCATAACACTAGAAGTTACAAACATACCTCGTTCAAGTAACCATTTACAGCAATATGACATTTGAAACTCGTCGGAGTCTTCACTAATGCGAAGCATTTCTTTTTTAATAAACTTTTCATAGTTAGGGTTAAATTTTGATACTTCTTTCCAATCCCATTGAAAATGGTTTTGTTTTGAAGCACGGCCTGTTTGACGACGTTTGTTCATTTGAATAGCACGGTAAAAATTATTCTTACTAGTTGTAGGTGTACCAGTCTTAACCATTGTCCCTGCGTAGTACGCCAACATAGGGGAGATAGATTTTGATACAACAAAGTCATCTGCTTCTTGACACTCGTCAATCACAATCAAGTGGAAAGACTTAGATTCAATTTTTGCACGAGGGTTAGCAGTCATCATAGTAATTGTTGAACCAGACTTCTTTAATTTTATCATGCGTGTCACACCGCCTACACGTGCAGCAGAATCGTCAATTTCAGGGTCACCAAGAATTTCTACTGCACGCTCAGAAGTAAGGCGTGTTACAGCACGGCTAAACAGTGTTTCTACCTGTGATTCAGTAGGTGCAAATAACCCTACCCATAAACCATCTTTAAACTTTCCAAGTAAATCTGGGTACAACTTTGCAAGGCGTGGAAGCAAAACCATGAGTGTTGCCACTGTATCTGCAACAGTTTCTGATTTACCTGACTGACGTGCAGCAAGTGCTGTTATTTCTTCGCCATCGTTAATGATTACCGATTCAATGATGCGCCTTGCTAAAGGTTTTTGATATGGGTGAAGGTCGTGACCTACTAAAACTTTTAAGAAGTCTAATATTTTATCTATTAATTTTTCAACAAATTGCTGTGATAACTCGTCAAGTTCTTCTACAGTTTCTTCAGGCGCTAAATCTTCGTCGTTGAGGTAGAACTCAGGGTTAATTTCCTCAAACTTTTCGTCATCATAAGTATTCATTTGACTCCATAAATAGCGAGACCCACTTGCGTGGGCCATCGCCTGACCAAGAGAGAGGTAAAGCAAGCAAAGCGTAACACACTAATTACGTCGTCTCAACTCTTTAGCAATAGCATGAAACGCTTCTGCACCCATCACTACTTCATCAAGCATTTCATCACTTGGATTCTTCTGCCAAGCGGTTATACATTTCCCAATCGTGAACATTGAGTGTTCCATCCATTGCACCAAGTCTGGTGTTGAAATCTTTGATACCCGTTTCTCTATCCGAGTCTGGGGCTGGTGTCCATCCTTTTTCTTCCGTGAAATCATCATATGTCACTTCCCGTGTTTCTAGTGCTCCCGTTAGTGCTTCTTCTTCATTTTTTACGCCAGTCCAACGTCCACACACTAGTGCTTTGTATTTTGGCAGTCTTAGTATAAGAGGTTGAGATGTTCTAAAAGGTTCTTCAATTTCTTGCGTCCATCCACGAACAACTAACTTGTTACCCCAATCATAAGGGAATTTAGTAACTTGAACGAATATTGGTCCGATGTTGTGTACCTTTGGCATTTACTTCCTCTTTTTAGTTGCCTGCGCCTTTGTTTTATACGTTGTTTTGTTTTGTCCCTTAGTTTTACCGCCTGAGTGGAGTTGAGCCCCACGAGCAAAACGATAGTACGCTTCTCTAGCAGATTGAGAAATACTAGATTCATCTGCAGGTCCACGTGGTTTAAAGTCAAGCATACGGTAAATAATTGCACCTTTAGAACGATTTGCTTTAAATGCAGACCATTCGTTTTCATCTACTTCGTAGTAATTATAAAAGGTTCCATCACGGAACACAACGGTTAGTTTTTCTTCATCTGCATCATAACCAGCCGCTACCGTGCGAGGGCGTTCTGGGTTAGTAGTTGATGTAGGTACAACACTGATAGGTGCTGGTGAAGTATCTTCCTCATTTTGAGGACCAGCATAACCAGGAATAACTGGTGTTTTACCAGATACGTCTTCAAATTGACGTCGGTAAGAGTTTGCTGTGTTTTGTCCAGCCCTGTTTTCATAGTCAGTTCGTTCATCATCAAACAAGAAATAATCTAAGCCCTGTGATTCGTCTTCCATACGACTACGCAAGTTTCTAAACTCTGCTGTAGAGGCTGTTACAGGTGCGCCGCTAAATTCGCTGCCAAATACATTTCGCCCTAAGTCATTCATTAACTCTTGAGCAGACGGCAAAGAGCGCCGTTTACCAGCACTCTTGCCGCCTGCTACACGAGCCATATTAATTACTTACTTATGCCCAAGGTGTAATAGTTACTGCTGCACCAGGTACTACGTTGTTTTGTCCAGCGGTTAGTGATTGAGTCTTAATTGTTCCAGCAACTGCAACGACTGAACCACTTGTTGATGGGGCACCATAGGAAGCAGCACTTGCACCAACAACATCAAAAGCGTTTGCTGTTGGAACATTGGTTACTGTCCAAGTTGCATTAAATTCTGCATCAAGACCTGAAACAGTTACTTTGTTACCAACTGCATACCCGTGTGAAGTTGCTCCAAAACGGATAGTTGTTGAGTTAGAAGTACGGTATACAGAAGATACTGTCTTACTAGAGTTGGTTGCTCCTGCGGCAGTTGTAACTGTCAATGAAGCATCCTTCATTGCATCTTGTGCAAGTGTTGTTGTAAGTCCAACTACTGAAGGAACAAGAACGTAGTCAGTTGGTCCGACTACATCTTCTCCTGCTGTGTTTGGAGAATACTGTGGGTAACCATTCCAACCTGAAAGAGCGTTGATGTGGCTGTCTAATGCTGGGTCTAGACGATTTGCTAGTACGTTTGGGCGAGCATCGTTTGGTTGCATTGGCATATTTCCATATACAAAGTCAATAGCGACTTCACCTGCGGTATCAAGAAGATTACCGTTGTTATTTACTGCCATGTGATTTCTGCTTTCTCTAGAGAGGTGTTAATTTCCCCATGCGCTTAGGGGAACCTTACGAGTAAGTATCCAAGAATTATTGCTTAATGTCTGCGTTTATTCGTCACACTCGTGGTCGTCTAGTTCATCATGCATAAGGACCTCATCACAGTCTTTGCACTTAAAAAAGCGCACATCATCTAAACCAGCATGTAGAGAGTCAGAATGGTGTTCATCTACAGCCATTTCTGGTTTTGCTAAAACTTCAGGTGGGAACGGTCCTCTAGGGGTATGTGCAGAACTTGGGACTGAATGACCTTGAATAGCAAATTTACGAATCAGAGTCATTTTTTGTTGCGGGTTTCTTAGCCGAGTTTTTTGACGGTGTTGTAGTTGGTGTTGGTTCTGCCTCAAGCACTGGTTCATCAGGTGTACTTAAAATATTTTTAAAACCTTCTTTAAGTGTAGATTTTAAGGCTTCAGTTGTTTTTAGTAATCCAGCCTTTTTTGCTTGCTCTAAAAACTTTGGCAAGTGGTTGTTGCAGTACAAAATTTGTGCACCTTCAGTAATTTGGTAAATATAAAAAGCATCTTTTGTACAGTTAGCGCATTTCATTAACAGTCCCACTTCCTTAGTGCCAGTGCTTTTCTAGTTGGCTTACCGTTGCGTTCCATTGGTCCTGGCATTCCTCCCATACGTGCGCAAAATGATTTGCGACGTGATGCGTCTTTTGGAGAACGTGCTGCTCTTTCTCTGGATACAGGTGCTTTTAAGTTAGAACCAGGATGTTCTCTTTCGTAAGATTTACGACCTGCTTCATTAAGGCCGCCCTTTTTGTTCTTACCTTCTTTACGTTGCCATGCTGCACTTGCCATTACCACATCACCCCATGACTAAACTGAGTTGGACTAAGAATCGGTGCTCCACCAGTCATTGGGCCAGGAGTACTCATACGTGATTCTAGCCAATATCCTGGAGGTTGCATCCCAAAGTTACGAACAATTTGTCCGTGAGTAACAGCAGAAAGTGGAATTGTTTCAAAAGAAACACCTTTAGTAAATTCCTGATGTGAAACAGTGTCCTCGTTAAGCGCCGCAGACATAGTTTATTTCTTTTTCTTTGGAGCAGCCTTTTTTGCTGTTGCTTTCTTTGTAGCAATAGGCTCTTGTGGATAATCTTTGTATCCTGAAATTTTCTTTGTTACAGGGTCACGATGTGCATATTTCTGTGTCTTTGCAGCAACAGCAGGTGATGCAGGAGTTCTAGCAGTTGCAATATTAAGTGGCATACCGACTAGTTGAGGACCTTGTTGTTTTGCAGGAGAGGCTTTAGGTGGACGAGGCTTGCTTGCCTTACGTGTGTACTCAAGTTTTGTATCGCCAAAACCAAGTTTGACACCAGTGCCACCTTCTGAATGTTTGTTTACCGCTTCAAAAAAATGAGTGTTGCGCTTGTGTGAACGGTCTGCTGCATCTTGTCCAAGTACATGATTAACAACTGCCATATTAACTTCGTGTCCGTGTTGATTTCCTTGCATAGTTAATTCGTGCTCATTTTGAGCACCTTGCATACCTGATTGCAAAATTGCATGTTGCATATTGTTGGAACGTCCAGCAATTGCCTTACCAAGTGAATCGAAAGGATTCTCAGTGCTGTTGCCGTGACCAGCATGTGCCATGTTCATTTGTCCCATAGTCCTATAGTCCCTTACTTTACTTCTTCTGACTTAGTATTCGTCAGACAATTTTCAATTGAGATAAGACGTTCGCCCATTTCTACAAATGCTTCCATAAGAATGGCTTGGTTCTCGTAAAGACGGTCTACTCGGTCTTTAACTGTAGTAAACCCACCATTTTGGCTAAGTTCTCCATCCATCCTATTGAGTCGTTCCATAACTCCTGGAACTGCATCTCTTCCTGGTGAAACCTCTTCGCCTTCCCAGTCACGCATGAAACGCTCCATCCATGAGCCCCAACGTTTTAACTTTTTATAAAAAGGACTCAAGACCACTCCTAGACTAATGAGAGCACCAGCAACAATTCCAAGGGTCATGAAAAAATTTGTCATTGTTGCTGGTGCTTCTCTTAACTTACTTCTTGCCGAAACCGTATGATGGGTCTTTTGGATTTACAAACTTTGCTGCTGGTCCAAGAAGGCCTGCAACGAATGCGTTAGCAAGTGTCTTTGGGTCTGTAATTCCTGCCATGTACAGCGCTGCACAAGCAGAAAGACTTGCACGCAACCAAGATGCTGCTGCAGACTTAAGTGTATTGATATCCATGTTTCTCCTTACTGGGTGCCCTACTCAACGCTAATAATCTCGTACTATTCTCGGTTGCGCAGTGGATAAGTGATAGCCCACATAACTAAAGTTCCAACAATTGCGTATCCAACAATAGTTTTTGCGCTTCCATCAAGTACAACCCAAGCAATGAACATTCCTAGGAGTGTCCATAGTTGGTCAACCATGTCTTTAAGTAGTTTCATCATTTAATACGTCTCCTAAACGTTCTCTTTGGTTTGTCGTTACCAGCAGCAGGTCCGCCACCAGTTCCTCCACCTTTTGGTGCTGTGCCTCCAGTACCACCTGCTGTACTTGCTGCACTTGTAGCGGCAGATGTGGCTGCTACTGTTGCTGCGTTAATTGCTGCCCCTGATGCAATTACTGTTGCAACAACCATTTTTGTTGCTTCTTCACGTTCTTGTGGACTCATATCAGCACCGATACTTCCCAATGCAAGAAGAACTTGACCTGGGTCGTTAAATATTGCTCCAATTAACTCTGAAGGTGACTCTAAAATTTGTAACGCTGCTGCTACTTCTGCCACAATTATAACTTCATTTCCGTTTTCATCTTGTCGAACTTCCACTGGAGTTTCTGCAGGTAAGTCTTTGTACTCAATACCCGCATCTTGAATTTGCTCTTTAGTAAGGGTTTCACCAGGAGCAACAGAGGCAATAAGGGCTTCAGCAACAAGTTCTTTTTCAACAGTAGTTAACTTTCCATCTGCGGCTAAAGCCTCTGATAATGAGTTAACTTCTTCACTTGTAACTACGCCATCTGCAGACAAAGCATCCATAACTGCTGCTGCATCTGACGCAGAAATATTTCCGTCAGATAAAACATCCTCTACAACCGCAGCAACTTCTTCTGGTGCTGGAGCAGGTTCAGGAGCAGGCTCTGGTTCAGGTGCAGGTTCTGCTGGAGGTTCAACTGGAACATCTGGTTCACCAACAGCACCATCTGGGTCAGGAATTGCTACGGGTGGTTCTTCAGAAGGTGGTTCTTCAACAGGTGGTTCTTCAACAGGTGGTTGTTCTGTTGGCGGTTCTTCAACAGTTGTTGGCGGTTCTTCAACAGTTGTTGGCGGTTCTTCAACAGTTGTTGGCGGTTCTTCAACAGTT